AACTTCTTTCAACCTTGCTTCTTGGCAAGCACGTAATCGCATATTGCCACCAAGAACAACCATGTCTTCGTTGACTACAATAGGTCGAATAGAAAGCATTTGCGGAAAGTCTTTAATTGACTTTACAAGTTGCTGAAATTTTTCATCTTTAATGACACGTGGGTTTGAAGGGTTTAATTTTATTTCCTTCAACTTCATTACTGTTGTATTCATTTTTTATTTTGTTTTAATTGTGTTTGACAAACTGCGAGACGTTGTGCTGCTTCTGGAAATTCTTGCAACATTTTTTCATCTGACATACAACGCGCAATAAACGCGTTCTTTTCTTCATTCGGTTTCGGTGTTGGTATCGGCATTATTTTCTTCGTTTAAAAGTTCTTGTTTGTATTTTTTTATTTCACGTCGAAAGGTGCGAACGGTTTCGCGCACACAGTTTGGACAAGTAGAAATATTTTTGCGTGAGCCAGTCAATAGTTTATACCAGACATTCAACTGCCTTACTGTTTCTCCGTTGTATGTTCCAACTATGGGAAGCGTATCAACGAAAGAAACAATTTGTTTTAGTTCTTCTTCGCTTAATGCATGCACGCCCCATTTACCAATTGGACAGGCTTCAAATATGCCAAATGTTTTTGCTGGTAAGAAGCAACCACACAAGCGAACTTTCTTTTTGTAATGCTTTATGTTGTTTTCTTTTTTGGCTTCTTCAATTTCTTCTGGTTTCAGCGTGCGACCAAAGACAAGTGTCCCACAACTGCGCGTATGTTTCTTGTAATGTTTACACGTCTGGCAAATTTGCATTCGTGTCTGTTGTACTTGAAGTGGAACGGTAAGCGTTTGCATTGCGTCGTATTTTATTTATTGCGTTTTCAACTAATTTGTAAAGGTCTTTGATAGGTATTCCCGTTTGTGTGCTTACGTCTTGGTAATCGAAGTCGTCCAGCATATACAAACGTAAAACAATTGCATCAAGTTGTGGCATGAGTGAAATGTATGCGTCCAAGTATTCGTTGTCAAGTCGTGAGCCAAGCCAAACTTCTTCGCGTTCTTCATTGTGCTTATTTGAATTTTCATTCCAGTTGTTTGCATAGCGTGTGTACTGTATTGAATAACGACTGGTTGAATTTCGCGCAGTCAAATAAATTGCTTTGTTGACATACCAAAAAAGTTTTTCTTCGCATGCAAGTTGTTCCGCTTTTGCTTTCTGTTTGCTTATGACATTTAATAGAACTTCGCCAAGCAAGTCTTGTCCATTCACATTGCTTTTTACAAGACCGCGTGCAAAACGCAACCAAGTTTTGTAATGCTTTTCGACTTCAATGTCCAAACAATTTTTCACTTGTGTTGGCTTTTGTTTTCACTACATTTGCAAATGTAATCGAATAAAATTATTTTACAAATGAAAAAAACACAACACAATTTGCATGACGTACTGGGTGCGTTTGTAAATGAAGACCACCGAGAAGAAGCAACGCGCTTGCTGTACCCATTACTAAACTTAAAAGGAAAGAAGCAAGCAAAAGAAGTTTGGAAAGACAGCGGAAGAACTTTGTCGCCAGAAGTATTTAATACTGTTTGCGACATTGTTCAAGAAAAAACAGGCATTGACATTCGTACGAATAGAAACAAAAACAAGGACGTTTCATTTGCACAATTTCTTGCTTCGTATGCTTTGTATTATGAGTTTGTAGTAACGAAAAAAATTACATTGAAAGAACTCTGTACACAGTACATGCCTTGGCTGAAGCATTCGCAAATTCTTTATGCGATACACGCCATTGAAAATAAAATTGGAAACGAAAAACTTTTTAGTTTGCTTTTACCTTTTGCAGAAGCATTGGTTCATAAACAATTTGGTTGCGTTTGGCAAAGACTGGTTACATTGAAAGCAAGAACAGCAAGCACACCAAATGAAGTCAAACAACATTGACGAATACCACCACGAACGTTTGCAACTTTACTTGAAGAAAACAAAATTCAAGACAATGCAAGCAGTCATTGACGAACTTGTAAAGCGTCACCGCAAGGGTGAAAATATTGCGAAGCATGTAAGCGTTGTCATAGGCCAAGACCACGAAGAATACATGATGACGCTTTGCAAGTTGGGTGAAAATTCAAATACAATACGATGACGGAAATAGAAATAAAAACCGAAGTCAGAAGACTAACAAAAGAAATGAATTTTCTTGCAGCGCGCAGACTAATGAAACCAAGCGTAGAAGACAGTCGTCGCATGTATCAAATTTTTTCTGAATTGTATGAACTTACTGGCGACAAAAAATACCTTTTATAGAAATGGCATATACACCACAACCAAATACTGGCGTTCTTTTTAAGAACAATAAGAAGACAAGTGACAAGCAACCAGACTACACAGGCAACATGCTTGTAGGTACAACAGAAATGCAATTGGCGGCATGGATAAAAGAAGGCAAGAATGGAAAGTTTATGAGTTTGAAAATGTCAGAACCAAATTCAAAAACAGAAACAACTTCAACGAACGACGGCGATGACATGCCGTTTTAGAAATGGTTGAATTTCTACCAAAGCAACTTGAATGTTTGCGTGCGCTTGCAATAGACGCACCAGCGAAAGTTGTTTTGTTTGGTGGCGCGGCTGGTGGAAGCAAGTCTTTCACTGGTTGCGCTTGGCAAATTGAAAGACGTTTAAAGTATGCTGGAACGCGCGGCTTAATTGGGCGCAGCAAACTTGATACGTTAAAGAAGACAACGTTGCGCACATTCTTTGAAGTCGCTGCGTTGTATGGACTGCGTGCAAACGTTGACTACATTTTCAACGCGCAGTCAAATATTATTTTCTTCTCGAATGGAAGTGAAATAATTCTCAAAGACTTGTTCGCGTATCCGTCCGATGTTATGTTCGACCAACTTGGTGGCTATGAATTAACGGACTTCTTTGTTGACGAAGCCAGTCAAGTTAGCAAGCGTGCAATTGACGTGTTGCGTTCGCGCGTTCGTTTTAAATTAAAGCACTACAACATACCGCCAAAAGGTTTGTTGACATGCAATCCAAGCAAGGGTTGGCTGTACAATGAATTTTATTCGAAATGGAAAGAAGAAAAACTTCCATCGCACTACGCTTTTATTTCAGCAACCTCACACGACAATCCATACCTTCCAAGTTCATACATTGAAACGCTCGAACTTCTTCCAGAACAAGAACGTTTGCGCTTGCTGGTTGGTTCTTGGGAGTACGACGAAAGCGCAGACGCGCTTTTTAATTACGATGACTTACTTCGTTGCTTCCGTGACGAAACATACACTGGTGAATTTTTCATTTCTGCTGACATTGCGCGACTCGGAAAGGACCGAACAACTGTTTGCCTGTGGCGCGGTTTGCAGTTGCTTGAATTGCATGTAATGAAGAAACAGCGCATAACCGAAACGGTTGACTTTATTCGTGCGCTTGCAATAAAAAATAATGTGCGTTTGCAAAATGTTATCTGTGACGAAGATGGCGTTGGCGGTGGTGCGGTTGACGCGCTTCGTTGCAAAGGTTTCTTGAATGGCTCGCGCGCAAAGAAACCAGAACGCTTCGTCAACTTAAAAGCGGAATGTTATTTTAAACTTGCAGAACTCGTTGAGCAAAACAAAATTATTTTTTTGTCGAAGCACAAAGAAGACATTGTCAAAGAACTTGACATGATACGTAGAAGAAACATTGACAGCGACAACAAACTTTCTATTATTTCCAAAGAAGAAATGCATCGTATGCATGGAATGAGTCCAGACATTGCCGATGCAATTATGCTGCGCATGTATTATGAGTTAATCCCATACGGAAAAATTCAGTACATATAACAATTTATTTTTTCTTTATTTTTTTTTCTTTTTTTTCTTGTTGACTTTCAACAAGTTAGCAATTTATTTTTACAAAAATGAAAAAAAGTTTTTTTATTTCAAAAGTCGTTCTATATTTGCACCATCAAACAAAGCAAAACGCAAGCAAACAACAAGCAAACAATTTAAAAAAACAAAGCGATGAGAACACTAACAAACAACGACGGAACTAAAAAAGCAATCATTTACGTAATTGACTTAGTGACACCTGTGCTGGTTAAAATTTACAAGAACGGTAAATACAAAGGTTCTTACACTTATAGAAACATTGATTCGGCATGTGCACAGGTTAACACATGGCTTGCGAAATAATATACAACAAGCAAAACATAATATAAATAATAAATACAAAAAACAATGGAAACAAGAATTAACAAACCAGAACAAATGCAAGGTATTTTAAAAATGAAAATGGATTACTTGCGAAAGAAGACTGAAAAAGACATGAAAAAACTTCAAGAAAACTATGTGTATTATTTGCCTTGGTGCGGTGAAGAATTATGGAAGAACCAATTCATGCTCGAGCACTA